GTAACAGTAATACCTGTTTCAGTATTACCAGTAAGCATTCCACCTACGATATCTTGTATTTCTTCATTTGTTTGGTCTGCTGTCGCATTACTTTCTACTGAGTCAAGTTTTGTTTCTTGAGCATCAGTCATAAATCTTTTGTTTGAAGCATCTGTAAAATTAGTAGTTGTAAACGTAGGTGTTGCTCCACTTACTACTGATTGGTCTAGCGCTTTTACATCTGCAATACTTGTAAGTTCGCTATCCATCAATGCACCTGCACTTGTTACATTTGCAGTGTCTGTTACATCAGCACTAGCTTCAATAGCATTTAACTTGCTATGGTCATCGTCTGTGAATACATTAGAATCTGAGGCTGCTTCTACTGCTGTACGTATTTCTGCGTTTGTCTGGTCTGCTGTAGCTCCGTCCTCTACATTTAAATCACTTCTTACTTGTGCTGCAGTTCTACCTTCTACTTCTGTTCCATCAATTCTAAGAAAATCATTATCTGCAACTGCATCATTAGCTGTTAAAACATTTCCATCACTAATACCTTTTGTCAAACCTTTTACAAAAGCAAGGTTGCTAACTTCAGAATCCATTAAAGCGCCAGCTGCAGTCACGTTAGTTGCATCTGTTACATCTGCGCTAGCTTCTATACCATCTAGTTTACTGTGGTCTGCGGTTGTAAAGTTTTCATCAGTTTGACTTGCAACAACAAAATCTATGTTACCATCTGTGTCGTCATAGCTAACAGAAATACCTGTTTCAGTACCATCTAACATACCTCCAACAAAGTCTTCTACCTGTTCTTGTGTTAGTGTAGCACTTATCTTAGAATCTAACTGTGTTTGTATGTTAGAAGTAACGCCATCAAGGTAATCAAATTCAGTTGATGTTACGCCTGTGGCGTGTAAAGTATCTAAGTAGTTTAATTCTGTTACGCTGCCAGTATATCCGTCTAATACATTTAGCTCGGCTGCAGTTGAGGTTACTCCATCTAAAATATTTAATTCTGAGGCTGTGGCTGTTACGCCGTCTAAGATATTTAATTCTGAAGCGGTTGCTGTAACACCATCTAATATGTTTAACTCTGACGCTGTAGCCGTTACTCCATCTAGTATATTTAACTCAGATACAGTAATTGTTGCGCCGTCTAATATATTAAGTTCAGCAGCTGTAGAAGTAATAGCAGTACCACCATACTGTAACGCGCCTGCTGAGGATATATTAACAGCAGTGCTGCTAAGTTGTAATACACTATTTGTAGCTTCTCCATCTGATACTGTCCTTAATGTTCCGTCTATTCCGCTGTTACTATTTGATACTTGTAATAAATCTTTATATGTATCTTTTACTCTTGTTCCTGTAAGTGTTGCCATTTATTACCTCAAATTTGCTGGAACTATCGCTCTTGTTCCACCTGTTTTATCATTCTTCTTCATTCCGTGTTTTCTAATACCTTCTCTATACAATGCTAAAAATTGTTGTGCCATTTGCATTTTTAAACCAGCGCTATTAGGGTCAGAGGCTTTAGCTGCTGCGTCTATTAAAAGATGTCCTTTCACATAATCTATTAACAATGGTTGTAACACGTTATCTAAATCTATTGTAGATGTAATGCTAGTTATTTTATCTGGTTCTGCATAGTATGAAATTAAAAGACCGTTAGCAACATAATCTGTTCCAGAACCTATGCTAGCTGCTTTAAACTTTCCTTCTGCTGTTTCTGAAGTACCTCCATCTCCATCAGTTGTAGCTATCGCAAGCTTATCACCTTCTACCCACCATACAAATGAATCAGAAGGGTCTTTAAATGTACTGGTTACTGCCGCCATTTTTACTCCGTATCTGTTAATTTAATATCTTGATTAACTAGTCTAGGTATTCTTATATATTCTCCGTTAGAGTTTAATATACTACATTTAAATATTTTATTAATTGTAATATCTCTATCATCATCTATACCATACCATAGTTGGTCATTAATAAGATTAGTTTTACCATATTCCATTTTAGTACTATACTTACCCATATCTACTAATCCTTGATTAATAAGGTTTATTATATAGTTTTCACTAGCTTCAGGCACTGCTTGCCTAACTCTACTTACTATTTCTTTTACACTAAATTCTATACCTGCCATTATATATCCTCCCATTTATCAGTAACATCGTCCCAAGCCATATTAAATGTTGCATACTTAGAAAAAACATCAAAGACTTCTGCCCATAACGAACCTATAGAAGACAAAGCTTGTTCTGACCAAGTAGTACTTGGAGATATGCTTTGTTTAGTCCAATTTGTACTTCTAGACATTATACTGCTCCTTGAAGGGTTTGTATTTGTTCTTTATATTGAGCATCTATTGTTTGATATTGTTGTCCATACCACTGATATTTTGCATTATCTTTTTGTAAATTAGCACTAAATTCTTGTACTTCATCATTTACTTGAGCAGAATATTTTGCTAACTCAGCATTAAATTTTTGTAATAAGTCATCATTGTTTTGAACTGCAGCTGCCATAGTTTGTGCCGCATTTTGCAAAGCTAATACTTGGTCTTGTGCTTTGTTTGCTAAGTCTACAGAAGTTGCTTGTTGTGCTTCTTGTTGTGCATCTGCTGCGTCTAACTGTGCTTGTGTTATTGCTTTCTGTAAATCTGAATTATGTTTTTGTACTTCAGCTTGTATATTAGCTTGATATCTAACGTTTTCTTTATTAAACTCATTTAACTCATTTTGAATATCAGCTTGATATTCTTGCATACTAAAACCTTCTGTAGTTGACCAAGCTTGAAATGCTGTAGCAACCTCTGTTTTATATCTATCTAATTTTTGTACATATGTTTGAACATCTTTATTAACTTCTGCTTGATATTCTGAAATCTTTGCTTGGTATTCTTGTACTTCTTTTTGTAATAATAAAGAAGCTGTTTGTTCTGCGTCTCTAGCAGTTATACGAGCTTGTTCTATTTTTTGTTGAACTGAAGCTTGATACTCAACGTTAGCATCATTAAAAACATTTAATTGATTTTGCATTGCAGATTGGTATGAAGATATGTAACTATTAATTTTACCAAGTTGAGCTTGTGCTAATTCTACATCTTCTTCATCTTCAATCATATGTGCTAACACTTCAAAAAAGTCACTAAAGTCTTGAAAGTCTGCATCTGTTCCTATTGTACCATCTGTTATTGTAGCTGTTAATTCTTCTGTTGCGCCGCCAACTTTTGGAGCTGTATAAGCTGGAGCAGTACCAAAGCTAGCAATAGTTGTATCTCCTACAGAAGGAGTACTAAAACTAGCACTGCCTAAACTAGGTGGAGTACTTGTTGAGAATACTCCCGGGTCACTGTCTCCAAAAGGATTCAAATCTTCAGTACCGGTAAAAAAGTCTTCAAAAGAAACTCTAGTTGTAATACTAGGTTTATTGTAAGTTGGAACATCTCCAGATACATCTGCTTTTGCTACGGTAGCAACAGTTATTGCTCCAATAGAACTAGCACTTGCATCTGCATTGCTTGCTGCCGAATAACTTACTGTCGCCAAACTAGGTGCACTAGGTGCGCTTACACTTACGCTTAGAGCACTAATTGCATTCATATTATTCATTAATCTTTGTAAAGCATTTCTACTAGCATATAAAACAACTGCCTGTTCTGCTTCATCTGGAAAATTAGATATAGAACTATCTCCGTGAGCTACTGTTATAGCAGAGTTTATAAATACAACTCTACTGTCATTAGAAGCTACACTTTGAGGAAAAGTATTTAATACATCATTATGTATAATATAAGCAGGGTCACTAGTTGTTGCATATTCCATATATGAAGAATCGTGAACAATTCCCATTTGACTAGGAAGCAGTTTCCTGCAAGGTATATAGTAATTATTATTACTAGCATCTTTTCTAATAACAGATAATATTTTTTTACCTTCAACATCAATGCTGTCTGTAAAGTTTTCGTTACTAGCTATTCTTTCTAGTTTATTTAAAGGTAATACATTTAATACAGAACGAGCACCAGAAGTTAGCCAGTCAGATAAAGCATTATCTTCAGTGCTTGCAAAACCTGTTAATGCATCTACTTGATTTTTAAATGTTTCTGCCATTATCTACCTTGTCCTCTGTATTGTTTCTTGTAATATTTATTACTCATCTTATTTCCATATTTAGTATTTTTACTCATACCTTGCCTAGTTTTTTTCTTACCGTTAGATATTCTAACTTGCGTTCCAAAAGCCGGTCTTCTCATTAGCCTCTTCTTGCTTTAGGACGTTTTCTAGCAGTTTTAGCAGCTCTTTTAAAATTAGCTGCAGTAGGAGCGCCTTTACTTCCAGGCTTTCTCATTCTTTCTCCTGAACCTGCTTTAATACGTCTACGTTTAGCGTGTATGTTTGCATACAAGCCTTTTCTTTTTTTACTTTTTCTTGCCACGTTTCTTCCCTTTTTTCTTTTTAGGTCTTCCTCGTTTACTACCGTATGTTCCTTTACCCATTGGCATTATAGTATCCTCCTTGCTGGTCCCTTCTTAGAAGTTTTAGAAGCTCCTTCTTTGAGCTTTTTAGTTCCTTCTTCTTGGGACAATGTTCTTATATCAATCTGGTCTTTTCTAATAGCTGTTGCCCAAGGATTGTTTTCCCTGACAACAAAGTTTGTATTCCATTTAGGTGCCGCCGCTCTCTGACCACAAGAAGGGCAGTTAAACATTCCCTCTGGATTTGGCTTATTGCAATGTTGACATTTCATTTATTATCCAGTTGAAACAATAATATATGCAATTCTGCTTCTATCAAGTCTTACTGCTTGTATATCAACAATAGCGTTGTTAGTACTATCCAAAGTTTGAATGTAGTCATTTATTTCTTTAGCTAAAGAACCTGCTACATCGCTAGCTTCTGGACTAACTTCGTTGATAATTACTTTTGTAATTGTATTATAATCAGCCATTTTATTCTCCTATTAGTTAAAATTCTTTATAGGTTTCGGAGTGGGAATCTAACCCACTCCATAGTACCTAATTACTATTCGCTGTTAGTTATTAACCAGCTGCTGTTGCGAACGGACATTCACTTGCGTCTGCAACTAGTCCGTTTACATACCATCTTGAGCCATCTGTGAAGATGTCAAAACGGTCTCCTGGTGAAGCTGCTGCAGTACAAGCAATGAAATCATCGCCATCAACCGCAATATCGCCTGCGTCGCCATCAACTGCTACTGTATGTCCTACTACATCATTTCCAGAACCAAAGTCAATGTTAACTTTTTGATTCATACCTTGGTCTGCGCCATCTCCATCTTCTGTTAAGATAATAGAACAATGCCAACCAAGTGACACACTAGCTAAAGCTGGTAAGTCAATTTCTGTTGTTGCTGTAGGATTTACTAAAACATAAGAACCGCTTTGGTTATTAGTTAAAGTATAGTCTGCGTGAACCTTAACAATTTTAAGGTCTACGTTACTAACACCACTGTTTTCATTTAAATAACTCGATTTCATCTTACAATCCCTCCACGTTATATAGAGCGTGAGATTCTGGTAATGTGATTTCAAGACCTGCTTCTGTAAGAATCATATCTTTTCTCAAATCTTCATCTGCACTTTGTACATTTGTCATAATTTGAGTATCACGATTTAAACCGTTACCCACTAATGGTCTGTATGCTAACTGACTCATATCAGCCATCATCATCATACCACTTGCAATACCTCTGAATAAAGGTTGTTTAACTAAGAACATACTTCCGTGCACAGTGTTAATTTCCATTAACTTGTGTCCGAATGCACCATCTACGTTATCCATATTTATTCTGTAAGGCATATTAGCAGCTGAACCTGCTGATGCATCAATAAACGCACCATCGCCCATTTTGTTAAAGTAAGAAATCACCGGTAAAGAAGCCATAACAAGTTTTTCACTTGCTCCGCCTCTTGCTGGGTCAAATATAACCTCTAAGTCTGATAGCAATCTATCGTATGTTAACTCAGCAGTTGTACAACTTCTGTAATATCCTTTTCCTGAAGAATAAGATAATGCAGAGTCATCTGTTACTGGAGTTACATTCTTTAGAATGTTTCCTACTAGACCTTCAGTATACTGAACGCCATTTACGCGAGCTTTTTGACCGAAGAGCATAGCTCTTTCAATGTCAATTTTATGTTCACGTAATTTTTGAGCCCAAATTCTGTCGAACTCATTAGCATAGCCACGGTGACGTGTTGCTATTGCTGTATTTGTTAATTCACACGCTGTCTTAAAGATTTGTGTATAACCAAATCCGTCGTCTAATGTATCACTAAATGTATCTGGTGATGCAGTACCTTCTTCAAATGATGTACCAATAATTTGGCAAGCATCGTTATCTGAAAGAATGTTATAACCAGAAGTAGTAACATCAGAAAGTTCAATGATTCTACCTTGGAAGGTAGTGTCAGCTGAACCTGCGACTGGACCTGACTCAACTCTTACTAGAGCTTGTGAGTATCCTGCTGCTGAATCTAACACACCTACTGCGAATACCATTCCTTTTGTAAGGAATTTAACCGCTGCACCTGAGCCGTCATCAACTTGGAAAGAGTAAACACTTCCTGCAGAAACTGCTGAACCGCCATTTACGTCTGCGTCTAAGTTAAATGTTCTTGCAGTGTAGTTGATTTGTGTTCTGTTTTCAAGAAAACGGAATACATTATCATCTGTTGCTACTTTAGAAACATTACTTAGGTAGGTAAAAAACGGTGACTCTTCTGGTGTAAGTTCGGCAACTCTGTCAGAGAAATCATAAAGTTTTCTCTGGTCAGGTGCTTGACCGTAACCAGCTGAGGTAGCAGCTGCTGTAATGTTGGAAGCTTTCAATATTCCTTCATTTATAGCCATTTTAGTCTCCTAAAGTTATTTGGCTAATCTTCCGCCACGACTTGAGTTCATAATTCTATCCCAAACTTGGTCTCCTTCTGAGGCTTGTGGCTGTTCGCCGCCTTGAAGTACTCCAGCTGGTTTAGGAACAGATTTAGCAGCTTGCACAGCTTTTTTGTTTTCATTAGGTTTTGCAGTTTCTCCTTTGCCTTCTTTCCAAACCTTTATTAAGGTTTCAATAGGTAAGTTAGCTTTCGGTGTAGTTGCAAACTGTAAAAACTCTTGAGCATCATCTTGCCCTAGATTGTGCTTATTTACTAGTTCTGTTTTTAAATTATTCATCGCCATATCGTTTTTAAGTCTAGCCAATTCGTTATCTACTGTCTCGTGTACAAGCTTTTTCTCTTGACCTACTCTAAATTTGTAGGATTCAGATTCTGGCTTGTAATAGGCGTCCCAAGGGTCAAAGTTTTCTGGGGTTGTACTTCCCTCATTTTCTATGCCCGCATCGGATTGTCCGGAAAGTTGCTTTTCAATAACGTCTACTAATTCAGGTCTAGAGTTTAACGTATCTCTTAATTGAATTAAATCTCTCGACTCAGTTCTAAGAGTTTCGTGCTCTGCTGTTTTTTTGTCGTACATTGATTGAAACTTTTTAGCTTCTGCTTCCCAATTTACCTCTTCAGATGTTTCTGCACCTTCAGCAACTTCTTCTGGTTCTACTGAGATACTTTCTACCTCTGCAGACTCAGTTATTGGGTCTTTCTGTTCAACCTGTTGTTGTTCTTGTTCTTTTGCCATTTTTTTTTCTCCTCTCCTGATTTAGCTTATTGCTCGGAACCAGGGTTGTTTTTCTTTTCGTCTTCAAAGTTTCTAGCCATTTGGTCTGTCAAATTTCCAAGTTCCATCATTTTTTCTTTTTCTTTGCCCTTTGAATCTGTAAGTATTTCATTCAACTGAGACTTAAACTTCTCTGTCTCAACTCTTTTACGAGCTCCGACTGTTTCTCTTTCAGCTGTTTGTAAATCTCCACTGAGCTTTTTCACTTGACCTTCAAGCTGTGATATGTACTGTTTCATTTGTGCCATTTGTCCTTTTCTTTGAAGAACACCTTCTTTGTCAAAGATTTCGCTTTTCTTCAAAACCTCAACGTCATCTACCAGACCTAACTTATACGCATCAAGGTACATATTGTATTCTGCGACCTTGTTACTAGGTAAAGTTGAACCTGATATTATTCTAATGTCGTGCTGCCCTAATGCAATATCATTTTCAAGAGCACCAATTTCATTAGATTTATCATCGTACAGTCTCATATTAACAGTAAATTCTGTTATATCATTATTTGGTTGTACAATTCTAAATGTTTTTTGGAATTTATAATGGTCTTTAGCCATATTATATATGACTTGACCTACTTGACTAAGTGAAGCTTCAATATCTCTTAACTTAGACTTTCCTCTAGACTCACCCATTTCTGATAAAAGCATTGTACCTCTAACAGATTCTGGGGCTTGGTCTTTAAATCCTTGTAATAACTCTGGAATACCAAAGTTTAAATCTATATATTTTTCTACCCTATCAATTAAATAATAAAACTCACTAGTTAAAGGAGCTGGTTGTGGATAATGAGGTTCACCAAATTCTGGATTGTATTCTATAACCGCATTTGGATTAGCCCAATCTTTCTCTAATTGACTTACATTATCTACACTGCCCTCAGGTATTAAAAGTTTTAATCCTGCAGCTGATTGAGCGTGCGATAAGGTCAAAGAGAATAACTTATTTAAAAGTCTCTGAGAGTCCTTAACCTTATTCACATCTGATTTTGGATAGGGAGTATTAGTCCAAATATTCGCGAAAGGAACAATTGGGTATATATCAGTGTTTAAAACACGCTCATATAATAAAATATCTCCAATGCTAGTGCATTGCATAATTCTTGTTTGGTCTACTTCTTCTATTTCTATTGCTCCCGAAGCTATAGCTTGAACATTTTGTTCTTCTTGCAATATGTTTGCATAAATTTCTGCATTAATAATTTTTTCGCTACCATTACTAGTATTAAATAACCTATAAAAAGGAACTCTTACTTTGTAAAATCTATCTAATATTTGATATTTTTGATTAACATTGTAATCTAAATTTTTTGCCTCTGCTGGAGTAAGTACGTTTTGAGTGTTCTTTCTACTAGAAGAAGGATAGTCTTCTCCATACAAAGAATTTTCTCCAACCGCTATATCGTCAATGTTTTCTTCTAACTCTGGATATAAATCTAAAACTTGTTGTCTAGTAAGAAAAGTAGAAAGAATAATTCCAGAAGCATCGTGAAAAAACCTGTCTCTAGATGCAGGGTCTACATATACTCTAAAAGGGTCAACGTGCGTATATTTTATTTCGCCTCTTCCGTAATCAGCTTCTGGGTCCATATATACATACATATATCCAAGACCTTGTACAGCATAATCGTGAACTACTTGTTTAAAAACAGTATCACCTTTTGATATGTCCCAAATATATTCTAATATTGTTTTCCATATATTAGAAAGTTTATTATCAGAATCTTCTCTACCTATAGCAGAAAATTTTGCTGGTTGAGCTGTAAGTAAAGATTTTAATTTATCTACCGCAGCATAAACTCTGTCAATAACAAAGTCTGCTTGACCTACAGATGCTAACGCATTTGATTCTTCTGCGCTAAAATGATTTCCTAAAACAAAATCAACGGCATCTCTTGCTTCTAAGTCCCAAGTTTGCCTTGCATCTCTCCATCTTCTAAAGAGTTCTTTAGTAATTTGAGGTTTACTTTTGTTTGTTTCGTCGTATTGTGCCATATACTCCCATTATTTTTATGTTTAAAATACTAATTTTCTGACGTTTAAGTCAAGGATTAAGTTATATTTTTTGTCCTGTGACCCAATTAATTGCTCTAGACGCTATATTTTTCTCTCTATTTGCTAATCTTTCGTCTAAAGTTGCTATATCGACGGCAGAACTTTTAGGCGGTTTTGCAGTAGTTACAGCATACCAAAGTCCGTCAAGAAGGTCATCATTTCTACCTTTTGGAAACTCAAACATTTCATCTACAATACCTTCGTGTTCTTGTTTTATAAATAACTTTCTTCCATTTACAATAGGACAAAGCAATGCTTCTAACCTATCTTCTTTTTTAATACCTCCAGGAGGTCTTACTCCTTGAGATAATCCTGGAGCTAATTTTCTATCTTTACCAGCTAGTTTATTAACGTGGTCTTTAATTAAACCTTGAGCTCCAACTTTTTCAACGTTAACTCTTCTTACAGGGTGATATCTTCTAGCGTAGTCAATAATAGTTCTAGGCATATCATACAAAGGAGAGTGTTCTCTATAATAATCTATTATATATATATTTCTATCACTATCTATAGCAATAGTCATTATAACCTGAAAGTCACTTTTAGCATTTGCCTCATAGGCAAGGTCTACTCCCATATAAACATTAACAGGAATAGCAGATTCATCTATCATTAAATAATTAAATCCATTTCTATTTTCTACGTGACCTTTGTATTTGTTAATTCTATCTATTTTAAACTTAGCAGTTTCTAAATCTCTAGCTTCATTCAGATATTCCTGAGCAAATTTATGAACAAGCCCCATATCAGAAAACCTTGCTTTAATGTCATCAAGCTTTTTCTTTGTAAAATAGTTTGGCCACAAAGGAACTCCATCTACTATAGCTTTTTTATACAATACTTGCCAAGGAGATTTTCTTCCTTCTTTCTTAGCATCTAGCCAACCGTCATAGACGCCTTGTAGAAAAGAGTCGTAATGGACTATTGTACCAATAAGCCATATTGAACCTTCGTTTTCTTTTGAGTTTTCTAATGCGGGCTCTACCGTAGACATTACCCATTCTTTAATTTCCCTTCTTCTATCTGGTGTTTTAGTATTTAATTCTGATTCAAAGTCATCAAGTATAATATTAGTATAACGCAACCCTAACTGAGAACGTCCACGCAATCTTTGTGATGTACCTTTTGCTATAATCCTATCTCCTCTAGCTGTAGTAAATTCTTTTTCTGTCCACTTACTACCTTTTAAGTCTCCAAAGTAATATTGTAAAGCAGGATTAATATCAATATGATTTTGTATATATTTAATATGGTCAATAGCCTGTGATTGTTCTTCAGATACCCAAGCTATAAACTGTTTCTTTTCAGGTGGAGCAAAATATAGTTGATACAATAATGCTGTTTTTGCTAATGTAGATTTTGCGTGACCACGAGGTAGTATAATACAAGCTCTTTTTTCATTTCCTAAAAGCAAGTTACTTAATTCATATTGATAAGGAGCAGGACTTGATTTCATAAAATCTTCAGGTAAAAACATTTGACCAAAAGTAATAATATCTTTTTTTGCTAACTCTAAAGCTTGTTCCTTTTGAGATAAGTCTGGAGGTATTATATTAAATGATTCAGGCTTGCTTGTAGTCTTTTTCATAAACCCTGTCTAACATTATTAATGTTTTCATAGAATGCCAATCTCCGTCAGGCACTTCTGTAAAAGAATTAGAATTTTGCCATAATTGAGGACCAGCAACATACACCCAGGCTTTTTCAGTTTTTTTATTATCTAACACCACAGGAACAGTTGTTCTAATATATAAACCATTATCTACTCCTTCATACTGGTCGTACATATTTAGTTCTTCTTCAGTTACATCAACTAATTCAACAACCGCACCTTTTCCTTTTTCATTTTTTATTAATGCTGGAAAAGACTGTGTTCCTGGAAAAACTAAACTAAAGCCTTCAACTCTTCCTTTTACAGGATAATCTCTTCTAAGAGTTCCATATACGGCTAATCTCATCAAGAATATCCAACGACTGTAGGTATTCCCATTTCTTTTATTTCAAAAGAAGGAGAATAAATAGTAAGACAATTAAAACATTTAAGACCATTACAGTCTTTTTTAGTAGTGTCCCACATATATACACCAGTTTTAATTAGCTGATGATGACATATATGACATCTATTCTTCTTTACTATCTTTTTTAACTTCAGCCAGTTTTTCGTATTTGGATTCTTGAATTGCATTTAGTTGCTCCTTTGAAAATCCTTGGAATAGTGTTATTGACTCTGATTTCTTTTCAGTGTCCATCATTCCAGATATTTTCATTAATGTTGTTAACGCCGTAAGTTTGTCTCTATCACTAGATTCAGACTTATCTATTACATTCCTCATCTCTTCTAAAAGATATTTAGGTGTAATCTCTGCTTCGTTTAAATGTTTATCTACTTCTTCTCGTATCAATTTTTTCACCCTATCGGTTTTAAGCAACAGTTTTGCTTGTGAAGCTGCATAAGATTCTTTCTTACTAGGAAATGATTTCATATAAGCTTCTACAACATCATCTCCTTTTGCTACATACTTAGCAAATAAAAATTCTTTTTCTGTTGCTTTTGTTCTTTCTTTCTTACGTACTGAGGGAGATTTGCCATCTGTTGCAAAAGTATGCATATTAGTACGCATTTCTCCCGTCATAGTAACGTTTGGACCACAAACAAAAGAACCTATTATAGTTCTAACAAATGTAGTCTCTTTTTTTCTGTCAGGTTTTTTTAACAACCCAACATAAAGTACTTGACAAACTTGACCATCGTCTGAAACAATCCAGTCATTTACAGAAGCGTGTCTCCAGTCATCACAAATAGTAGTGTCCGGGTGATACTCTCTAAATTCGTCTATGTTTTCAAACAAATATCTAGTTACGCCATTTACTTTTCTTGTTTTCATAATTTAACTATTTCTTGTCCTTTGAGTCAAGCTCTTCAACAATAACAGCAACATACCTATTTAACAACCATCTTTTCTCAGAAACATCTTGTTCTTGCTTCATCATATCAACGGCTATTTCGTTTGCTCTTCTATAGTTAGCTTTTGCCTCTTCGGATAGTGAGTCAAATTCAAAGTTATAGTCTTTACCTTCGTAATTCAAGGTAATTTCATTTTTATTAACTTCATTTTTCTTTTTTGCCATATTCTCTCCTATTATAGCGGGTTAACTGTTGGTGGTGCAAAATCTTCTAGCTTTCTATGTAAATCTTCTAATATCTCTACATCAGCTACATTATGTTCATATACATACTTTAAAGACTTTTTATCGCCCCATCTTGCTTTTTGCCAGTATTCTGGTTTGATTCTTGTTTTTCCATCAATACCAAAAAACTCTGTAGCAGCCATCAATGAAGACCTATGTAGTTTTAATTTAGACCTAACTACGTAATATAAGTCTTTATGTGACTTTGTTTTATACAAAGGAAAGTGTGTTCCGTGATATAATGCTCTAGTACGAATAAATGGAATATCAAACCTTGTTCCATAATAAGTCATAATAACATCATACTTATTCATTTCCTCAACTAATAATTCTACAATACGTGCATCAGATTTATCAGACATAAGTTCTTCTCTGGTAATACAAGCACCAGCTACTTTCTTATCTCCTCTTCCTTTAATACACCAAGATAGCATTACGTCAATATTTGCACTAAATCCAGTAGATTCTATATCTAAGTATCCAATTGACTTTTCGTGACCATTAACATATCTTTTAGGTTTTCTAAATCCTAAAGATTCTATTTTACGAGTAACTGCCTTATAGGTTCTATTATATCCAGCTTTTCTACATTCCTGATATAATGTAAACGCAGACTTGTTAGTTTTCTCGTATTGATGTAATATTACTATCTCTTCATCAGACCATAGTTTAGATTTAGCCATTATCGACCCCTCTTTGGAAATGCGGAAGAAAGTAATTTTTCTAACCCCATTGCTACCTTTGTCCACAAACTAGGCACTGCTTTTCTTTTAGGTGCTTTCTTTGCGGCTGTTTTTCTAGCTCTTGCCATTATTTACCCCATTTCTGGTTTTTGACTATTAACGCCATTACTCCATATATAGCAATGTCTAGAAACGCATCTTCAATTGGCTCATTCTTTGCTTTGAAGTTATGTTTCGTAGATAAGTTAACTAGTCTGTTTATCTTATCATTAAGCCTTACTATAATACCTAGTAACGCCATATTGATTTCTTCTTCGTTTTTTAAAGAAGCGCCCATAGCAATATTGCCTGGACCGTAATCAAATTGTTTTTTACAGAATGTTTTATACATTTCATTTAAAAGAACTTGAAACTCCCTTTCTGTAGTAGGGTAGTTATCTTTAATGTAATCTATCACATTAACGCTTGTTGTTGTTTTTTCTTCCATTTTTAGGAAAATCCTCCATATCAGGTTTATCTTCTAATTTTCTTAACGTATCTAGTTCTTGTTGTAATTGTTGAACTAGCCTATAATCTTTGTTTTTCTTAGCTTTTAAGATTTTTTTTGTATTTTCGTCCATATATAATCTCCCATACCTAATTGAAACAATCCATTTGATAATGCATCAATATATCCTTCTTTATGTTGTAATCCGTAATTAAAATGCAATGCGTGTAATATTTCGTGGATTAGAGTTTCTTTTTGCCTAGATTCGTGTATATTACTATTAATATATATAATATTGTCTTTTACTTCGTGTCTACCATACAATTCTTTTGTAGAGTCTTCGTGTCTTAAATCTGCAAATATGACCTCGTATTCGTGGCCGCCTATAGCAATTCTCGTATCCGGCGATTTTTTATTTTTTTTCATCTTTCTTTTTCTCCCTATCTTTCTTTGGAACAGGTTTAAGAGGTAGAACTCTCTTTTCTTCTATAAAAAGCTCATCATACATCTCAGCATCTGACATCATATTAAAGCTTTCCTCTATAATACGTTCCATTTCTTTGATTCTATCTTCTTCTTTACTCATTGTGTATGGAGTTTACGTAAATAATACTACACAAGTCAAGAAAAAAACAACAGTTAGACAAAAAAAATAATTAAACAATAATGAAAATAAACCTTGACAACAATAAAAATTATTAATTATAATATAATACTCGGGAGCTCTAAAAAAAGATTAATAATAATTAATACTTATCTTTAAATAACACTCAATACTCTATAGTACAACCCTATTCCTAAAAATTTCAAAAAAAAATAATTTCACAGGGCATTTTACGCCCATATCACGAGCTTTACCCCGATTTTTACCCTTTGGTTGAAAAATAGCGCAAATTTGTGTGTGCCTTTTGTTTCCCCAAGACGGGTCGGGTCTTTTTCCAAGTTGGAAATCGTAAAAAAGGTTGAAAATTCTGTTTTAGGTTGGTTTTTTTGTTAATAATATCATTATTATATCGTTTATTTTAATTTATTTTCTTTTTTTACTTGCATCTTATAGTATTTATGCATAGACTTACTATGTATTTGACAATTGGAAGGAGGTGATTACAGATGGACGAGAAGCAAGTAGAAGTCTTGCAGATGTACGATGTTTACTTCGGTGGTTTTACTGACACTGACAGGAAGACAAATCATCGCGAGGCAATGCGAGAACAAGTCAAGTGTATGAAGACTAGCGAGTTGCTAGGACATATCTTACACGCCCAGGACTTATCTCTAAAAGAGATAATGAAAGGATAATAATAACCGGGGGCCTTCGGGCCCCCACAACATAGGAGATACTATGCGAAGTAATACTAAGATAGCAGGCACTGATAGTTATATGGAAAGTGCAATGTATAAAATAGAATCTGCTGTTATTAAGAATATGAGAATATATGGTTTACAGAAACTACCTCTCATTATTCAGAAGTGGATAGCAGGAAAGGAGAAGGAATGGAATCGGTAATGTTAGTGTGGTTAGCCATTGGCATCGTCTATGGTGTTGCGATGGGATTTAAATCCTTATCGTAAACAAAGAGGCCCTGGGAGTAAAATCCTGGGGCTTTCTTTTACATTAAAAAAATATTTTATTAGAGCTAGATTGTGAAGAATTGTGCATATAATAATATTATTTTCTTTTTTTTCTTTTTTTACTTGACTTTTATATTTCTATGGTGTAAGTTATAGGGTATTATTTGACAATTTGAAAGGAGGTGAACACTATGAGCGAATTAGAAATTAATTTAATTTTCGTGATTGTTTTAATGCTTGTATTCTTACTAATGTATGTATTAATTAGACAATATGAACGCATTCAAGCAATAGAAAGGGATATTAAATTCTTGTTTAGAGACACTGAAAGCAACGCAAAACATATTCTAGGATTATCTGATGAATATGCAGAGATGATTTCAGAATGCAAAAACAAGTGCGAATAGCAACCTCGGGGCCCTTCGGGGCCCCACAACCGAAAGGATAAAATAATGATGACAAAAAAACACTATGAAGCGTTAGCTAAGGTGTTTAATACAACTTTTAAGCATTTAATACAAGCTTTAATAGTTGTTTTCAAATCAGATAATAAGAACTTTGATTCAGACAGATTTAAAGCTGCTTGTTTTAAAGACCTTATTTAATAGAATGGCCCTGGGAGAAATCTTGGGGCTTTTCTTTTTTCAATTGTATTTATTTTGCCGAGAGCTAGATTGTGAAGATTGCGCTAAACCAGCTTTTTCCTCCTCTCTCTCTTATATTTATTTTATTACAGCTAGATTGTCCAGAAATTGGCATTCCCACCCGCAACCGCCCTCTAAGGTAAGTGTTTTTGAGAAAAAAGTCAAGTGTTTTTTTATTTTTTTTTCCGACTGAAAATTTTGAGTGGACTATCCGACTTAATTTATGACATATATTTTTTAATGTCAAGGTTTTATTTTTTGAAGGACACAAAAAAAGCCGACCAAAATTATTTGACCGACTTTTTCTGCTACTCTATTATATTATATGCTATCTCCCATTATGCTTTATTAGTCTCGGTTTTAGGTATGATTATCTCAACTTTATGTGTTGCTCTTGGAATTCCTAAGACTTCGCTTCCTTTCTTAGCCAATAATATATTAGACTTCTCAATTAAAGCATTTAGACTAGCGAAATTATTATTAATTGTATCAACTAGTTTAGACGCTTCCGGTGAACTCTCTTTAATGACAAGCCAATTATCTATTCTTACTCCGACTACTAAATGATTGTCATCATAAGATTTGACTAATGAGTTATATAAAGTATTATCTACTTTGCCGTCTTTATCAGTCGCAATTTTCAAGTAGTCTTGTAATTGCTCCTCTCTTTGTTCAGGTCTAACTCTATTCATTTGTGAACGTTCTAACTTGTTTTCTTTATTTGCTTCTTTCATTATGCCAACCTTTCATTGTTTTGTTTTATTATTACTGCATTTGTATCTACAAAATCATTACCAAAGACAAATCTATAAATGTCTGCTTGATTAATTGCGTCATTATTAAATGCTTGTCTTTTTCTTTCTTTTGCTTTTTGTTCTCGCTTATCCTCTTTCAACATATCATTATATGCTTGGAGTTTTGCGTCTTGATAACTCATATTCTTAACCTTTCTTATTTTATTGTTTATCATATAGGAATATACCAATAAATGTCGCTTCTCACAAGGACTTTTTGCTTAAATCTTAAAATAGTTTTTTAGTCGTAGAAATGATATTTTATAGAAGCTAGATTGTCCAGAACTGGCGCCGTCGGAACTCAGGACTTTAGTCGGAGCGTGATGTGATTTATTTAAGAAAACACTTGTGGTCGGCGACATATATGCCTATATTAAGCAGTAAAATCAGACTATAATAACAACAATAACTTAGACGCAAGTCAAGAGAGGAGACGCAGTATGATAGAGACTACTACTATGAAGCAGACTAAACGTTGCGATACGTGTAATCAATGGCATACGACTGATGTAGAAGTTGAACATCTTGAAGTCGGGACTGAGGTCTTTGTGATACCTAATCACGAGACGCAGACTTGGGAAGTTTCAATGGAAGTAAAGGATAGAGAACTAGTCCATAGTTTTGAGGCTAAGACATACGCAGACGTAAGGTATTTAATACAACACGTAGCGTTTAGACTACATAATCACAATAAGGCGTTTAATGTGTTCTTTCCTACTAGTGAATTAGAGACACACAGACGTATAAACAGCGTCAATCTGTCGGAGTTCTTAGACAATGAGGCAGAAGCGACAAAGAGAGTAGACTATATGTTTAAAAAGTATAGACGACAAGAACGTAATAATCGTAAGTTAGCATTAAAAGGAGGTATGTAATATGTGTAGAGAGTGTAATGATACAGACGTAGTAAATGGTATAGACGAAAAGATAAAGAAGCATAGAAATAACTTGTCAAGGATAAGTGGTATAGACAAGCAGTTATTAGAAATGCAGTCGGCAATCCACCAATTCTATGTAGAGAATGGAATAGTCCAGACCGAAGTAGTCGCAATGCACAATAGTATATCTAAAATATTAGATAGACTAGAAGCAGTAAGACTAAAAAACTATGAAATAACTAAAAGTATAGTATAAGGAGATATATATGTTAGAAATGATAATACACGCTTTCAGACACATCACAGGGCTTTGTGGCGAGGCACACCCTAGTCTATTGTTATCTGGGACTGCGTTCTTTACTTATATAATGTATAGTATAAAGGAAATAATAAGATAATAGGAGGTATGTATGTTTATAGACGCAATACAAGTAGTATTAGGAGTATTCGTTGCAATAGTAGTTATACTACTTGCGACTGCCGTAGTAATGCACTACTTAGAAAGGTAAATAATTTATATGTAGCGACTACCACTAGCCCTTGTCCAAGACTGGCAATCCTTTCCCAGTCGGCTAGTATTAAGAGTAGTCGCAAAAATTTTGTAATGATAATAATAACCAATAACAATGAGGAGTATAGACTATGTGTGGAATATATGGAATAGCGAAGTCTCCGAAACCTTATACTAGGAAGCAGTCTAGGATTGCTAAGAAGGTATTAAGGCATATTGCAGTAGATAGCGAGACTAGGGGTAGTCATTCGTCTGGTATTGCAAGTATCGGAGAAACGTCTACAATATATAAGTCCCTTTTGCCGTCTGCAAAGTTTGTAGATAGCAAAGAATATAATACTGCTACTAAGTCGTTAGACGAAGGCAATAATATATTAATAGGACATACCAGATTTGCGACTGAGGGAGCGATTGTTCTTAACAATGCTCACCCATTCCAAGTCGGTAGGACTATCGGCGCTCACAATGGTTGTGTCTATAATATAGCAGAAATGCAGACGCAATTAGATAAGCAATGTCCGGTAGATAGTCAGTTGATATTCAAGTCCATTGATACAACAGACAACATACAAGACGCAGTCAAGGACTTTGACAGCGACTTTGCATTAAGTTATGTAAAGGATAACCCTAACATCTTGTATCTATGTAGAGAGAATAATAGACCTTTATCAGTCGCTTATGTGCCTGAGTTAAAGACATTATTCTATGCGTCAGAAGGAGACTTTTTAATTGACGCATTAAAGAAACAAGGTATTAAGACGGAAGTAGTGAAACTAAATAAGAATACGTTATATAGTTATAATGTAGGACTATTTGGAGACACGAAGTCTAACGTAAGTAAGACTGAATTTAAGTATGATAGTAGAGTATATAGTAATGCTATTAACTACTATGGTAATAGATGGAACGACGCGTCTAAGTATGATTGGGAGTTTGAAAACTACGACTATGTAAGTGATGAGATACCTGAGTGGGAAGACGAATACGTCGTCTCAGACGAATGGCAGGAAAAACAGAAAAGTGAATTGTCTAGAATTTACGAAGGCACTCGCCCTAGTGAATGGCAATACGACTTAACTGAACATCAATGGTATTATATAGATACCGACAGAGAACAACTATTAAACGAGTGGCAAGTCGCAGAAATATGGTTTGGCGACGACGACGCAGAACAAGAGGTAATGTATGCCTAACACAGACGCAACAACAGAAGCAATAGAAAACGAAACTATGACCGGAACTTGTGGTTGTGATATCACTGATAGTGATTACACGACTGACAATTATGGCGACGTTTGGTGTGATGATTGTTATGAAGAACATCACAGATGTTGCGATAGTTGTAGTGAGGAAGTGCATATAGATAGCGTCAATTATGCTCCTAACGACGAAGCATATTGCGAGGATTGTTATCACGAGAACGTCTCCTACTGCGAAGGTTGTAGTGAGGACTATTGGAATGACGATATGATATATGACGAAGGAGCAGGGCAATACTACTGCGAACATTGTTATCACGAATATGCCTCAGACGACTACGAGTGGAACGTCTTTGACAATGTATATGTCAAGACTAATACAGACTTTATGATACCTATTCCAACATCAACATATAATAAAGATACGTTTAATCTTATTAAGTCTAAACGTTATCAAGGAGTAGAGATTGAGACTAACTATGGATTAGACGTTAGTAATTCCTCAGTAGAGGATAGTCTGTGGACTGCAATAAGGGAGCAACGAAATGTCCAAGATACCGAAGACAATGCTCTCGGTGTAATTTCTCCTTTCAATGCAGGTTTAAATGCCGTTTATGACGGAAGTGTAAATGGTGGAGATGACAACTATGGTGGAGAGATAGTAATGCTACCAAGACGAGGCGACATACTCTATGATGACTTATTAACAATAACTGAAACGTTAAAAGAGGAAAGTAGAGCCTATATTAGTAGTAAATGTGGTTATCATCTACACGTAGACATAAGAGACTTTGATTGGCAACATATGTTAGTCTTAACTCTTATGACTAAGATGATAGAGCCACATATATATAGTTGGTTGCCTTCTAGTCGTAGAACAAGTAGGTGGTGTCGCCCAGTCAGTCAGTCGGTAGCCTCTCTAAGATACGTTAATGATAGAGATAGTTTTATGGACTACTACTATGATGACGGCTCGTTTAGAAACGAGAAGTATCACGAAAAGAGATATCACGGACTAAACCTTCATTGCCACTTTCAGGCTAATCAAGGTGTAGAGATTAGATATCACTCCGGAACTCTTAACGCAGATAAAATGCTTCATTGGAGTATTCTATGGACACAAATCATAGATAAGTGTTATGAGTTAGGAAATCAACTAGCAGACGAGATGAGACAAGACAACATATATGATTTAAGTAAGACTAATATGTTTCAGAGTTTGACGTCTAGTCGTTTATTGAATGTTGATAGAGATAGACTACGTGCAATATCTAAGAAATATCGTCAGGCTCCGATAGGACAAGATGCTAAGACTAATCTTTATGAGTATAAACAAGATAGTGATTATCTTGCAGACGTCTTAGGATTAGATACTAGCAATACTACGTATCTGATACAACCTATGATTAAGTTTCTAGACGAAAATACAAATCATAGACACTACATAAACCCTACTATGACTTGTGATAGTCTCTTTGAGACGTTTGATATACCTGTAATAACACAAGAGTTTTACAGGAAACGTATGGTAGAGATTATGAACAACGACAATACTCCAACTAATCACTTAAAGAATTGCTTTCATAATTCAGACTACTTTGTAAAGTTTGACAATGATAATATGCAATTTAAGACTGCAAGGATTATGAACTCCATATTCCCAGAGGTAAGTGATAGTATTGTTGCGTCTTGTGATAGTGCATTTGACTTGCAGTATCTACGTAATTCAAAACAAGACAATGACTATGAAGGACTTATTATTATATAATGTCCTATTTAGAACATATATCAAAAGAGAAGGGCGAGTTGTCTAAGGGCTTATGGACACCGACTATTATATGTAGTTGTGGAAATAGGCACGAAGGCGACTTGCCTAGTGTTAATATTAATGAATGTGAACAATGCGAAGGAGCAGAAATGGAACAAGAAATGAAAAAATGGAAAATAAGAGTTAGTATACCGGTTGAATATGATACGTCTGATTTAAGGAGTTATTTTGAGACTACCTTAGAGGTAGACGCAAATACCTATGATGATGCTATGACGTTAGGAGTAGAGGAATTCAATGATAACTATGATTTAGACGCAATATATGATGAGTTGTATGATGACTTAAAGTCTCAGATGTTGGTATGGTTAGACGGCGACTACGAGTGCGACTTAACTGACGAGGATTACTATTTCGTAGAGGAAACAAAGGAGAAAAAAGATAATGATTGAACACGAGGAAGGTAATATAGTTATGATAGATACAGACGATATGATTGTCTGTGGATATTGTGGAATTGAAGAAGCCTATATGCAAGACTGCGACTGCTCAGAAGAAGTTATGACTTACTCTGAGTTTAAAGATAAGATAGTAGAGGAGACTATGGGCAATAAAGATGAATATCATAGGATACTAGACGGAGGTAGATGTTAATGGAAAATAAAACTTGGAGTATCAAAAAAGAAGGTCATTTGAATAAAGATAATATTATATTCAATGACAAGATTACTAGACTAATACAAGACCTAGAACAAGTAAATAAAAGTCTAGGATTTTACGTGCTTAGGGAGGGCAAATGGATAAAAGAGACAAGAGAGCAATAAAACTACAAGCAGAAATAACTAATAAGACTGCAGAATTGAATGAGTTAGGGTTTAGAATAGAGGTTAAGTATATAGAGAATGCCGGTTGGGTTAGTGAGATAGTAAACAGAAACAATGGAGAAAACCACGAGATATCACTACAAGAAATGATAGACGCTCAACAAGAAAAGAATAAAGACTATGCCTTAGATAATTCACTTAGTCCTAATAGGAAATTTGAGACTAAAGGAGTGTGGACATCTGAACAAAGTTTGAGAGACGAGAATGAATAAATCAAAATTGTCCAGACATAACTCTACATTGTGCAGGGATAACTCTACATTGTGCAGAAGGAGGACTAAGTGAACGACAAAAGAGACGTGCAAAAAATTGTGCAAGAGGTATATTTCAGGGAGAATTCAGACGGCAACATCACCATAGATACTGAATTGTGCAAAAGTGAATTTTTAGAAAAATTATATGCAATTGAAAAAAAATATGAACTTTTTTTTAATATTGATAGAGCCATAGAGGAGGAAATTAATAAATAAAGTTTTAAAGTTTTGCTTGACAAGAGCAATATTTTATCACTATATTGTGCATATGAAAAATGATAATAAAAAAATACAAACCTCTTTTGTTATGGACAAGGAACTTTGGTTAAAGTTTAAGTCTAAAACATTATCTGAGGGGTATTCAGTAAAAGACAAATTACACACTCTTATTCTAAACTATATAAAGGAGACTAAAAATGCCAGCAGTTGGTTTTCTATATCCAAATGGAGATAAAGTTTCTTTTGAAGAGATAAGAGAAGGTAATGTAGACATATTAAAAATGGGTATGTCGCTACCGACACTAATTGAAATGTCTAAAGAGAGAGACCCTAATAGACTGCCGTCTACGACTGAGCTTTTAGTTGGGACTTGTGAAGCGTATCTTAAAAGGACTAAAGAATATTATATAGACCCACAAGATAGAGCATTTTCCTTAGCAGGAACTATGCACCACGCCAAACTAGAACAGTATGAAGACGACAGACATTTATTGGAAGAGAAGTTAGAGTTGTGGAATATAACAGGTATAGCAGACTTATATGATAAGGAAAGCAAAATGTTATTAGACTACAAAAATACTGGCTCTTATAAATGTGCTAAATTATTAGGTATGACATACAGATTAGTGCCTGACCCGTCTGGAGCTAAATATAAGTCAAGTGGTAAGTGGGGAAAGAAAGGTTCTCCTAAAATGGTAAAACAATGGTATCGCGACGAAGGTTTAGCAGACTTTGGAGACTGGGCTTGGCAAATAAATTGGTATAGATACTTGCTAAATAAAGCAGACTATGAAGTTGATAGTATGTATATTCAAGTCACATTAAGAGACGCAGGTCTTGCAGTGGCTAGAGATAGAGGTTTAGACAAGAACATATACTTAATTGAAGTGCCTAAATATGATGATGAGGTGTTAGAACATAAGTTCTTAAAAGCAAGAGATGAGTTATTGAGAGCTATTGAGACTGGTAATCTACCTCAAAAATGTAGTAATGAACAAACTTGGAATGGAAGAAAATGTCAATCTTATTGCGACGTTAGATATCTATGTCCATACAACAATGGGAGTATAAATGGGTAAAATGAGTGAGTTAGATGCACAGAAGCAAGAAATAGAAGCATTTGAACTAGACCAGTATCAAATGATTTCAGACGCAAATGTAAATCTAACTGCAAAACACCAACACGTTTCAGAAATACCTACTCCTCAAGATGTAGTTAAAAGTAGAAATGGTTTTGACTATGTAGACGAAGGATATATGCGTTGGCGACTAAACCAACATTATCCTACTTGGTCTTGGGAAGTAATTAAATATGAAACTCTTGGAGACAAGGCTATCGTAGTTCACGGACGTCTAAGAATTATGGACGAAGGTATTCCACGTAGTTTTGATTCAGTTGCTGCACATAGAATAGCTCAGGCTAGAAGCGGAGCAGGGTATGTAGACTTAGGTAATGACCTAAAAGCTGCAAACTCAGACGCATTTAAAGTTGCAGTAAATAGGCTATGTAATGTAGCAGATGACGTATATAGAAAACAATATATAGATAATAGTCTTGACAAAAACCAATCTGATTATTTATATTTATGTATGTCCAAACTAGACTCGCAAGAAGCAGAGAAAGTAGAGATGGCTTTGGCGTCTGGTAAGATTAACAAAGATAATTACGATAAAGTAATTTCTAAACTAGAAAAGGGAGTTAAAGATGAGTAATGTTGATGATGTATTAAGCTCAATTGACAATGATGTTGCTTACTATAATCCTTCTGAAGACACTGCAGGGACTAAACAATTTGTTCCTATTAAAGAAGGTGTTTATGAAGCGAGTGTATCTAAGTTAACTATCAAGAAAAATATAGTTGTTAAGAATCAATATCTTAGTGACATATTTGAGGCTATCTATGTTATAGACGGAGATAAACACCCGGAGTACAAAGATAGGCAGATTAAGTCTAAAGGTTATTTTAGATTTAAAAATCCTGACAAAGAAAAATACCCTAAACTTGAAGACAATCAAGGAAACAACAAAGGGTATATGATATTCACAGAAGCCTGTGGATTTGAGATGACTAAAGATGACACAGGTAAATATCTTTTACCTATGATTATGGAGTCAGACATTGCAGGCAATCCAGTGACAATCAAAGTTGTTCACGATAAGTGGACTGACTCAGAGGGAGAGACTAGAACTACTCCTTTAGCAGTTAGTGTATTCAAATCTAAGAGAGTTGTTAACAAACCTCTTAAAGAAGACGAATTGCCGTTCTAATGGAATATAATATCAAATTAGACGAAGAGCAGTTTATGTCTTTGATTGAAATGATAGAGAAACACAGATGTGAAGGCGAAGACGATATGTGCTCTATTGTCCGCACATCTGTGAAAGCTCAGTTTCAAGAACAGTTTATGGAAAAAGAGGAAACAATTACAATAGACGCTGAAGATGTTTTAGATGCGGCTAAGAAAACTCTTGGTCCAGGATACTGCGACAACTGCGATTAGCATATAAACAATTATTCCCTTCTCATAATACGCTTAAAAGGAAGCGGGCAGGTGAAAACCCTGTTTACCCTTATATCGTTATGTCAAATACATTTGGTTGGCGCTAAAAAATTTGATAACCGAGAAGGGAATAAAAACTTGGAGAGTTATGGATATATCTAAATGGAATAGTATTATGAAATCATTTCAAGATATAGTAGGTTATAAAAAAGGTATGACTGAAGTTTTAGTCACAAAAAGATTTTCTAAAATAGGGTTTAAAGACATTGAGTCTCTAGATGAGAGAGAGACTAAGTATCTTACCTATGTTTTAAGAAAAAGGTATAGGGAGATATTAGATGAACAAAATAGAAAAAAAGATACTAAAGGAGCTCAGGGAGAATAATAGAGTTTCTAGACTAGACTTTCTATTTAAACACTTTATATTTCCTTGGCAACTTAATAAATCTTTGAGAGCTTTATGGGACAAAGGCTACCTTATATCTTGTATTAAGCTTTCTGACCCTAATTATAAGCTTATTAGGGACAAAAATGATGAATTTTAAGAATAACAAACGAGCTTGCCCTTCTATGGACGTTGCAATAAATAGGCGATACTTATGTCGCAAAAGTAAATATAATCGCTTAGAGGGGCATTCTCGCAAAGAAAATTTTGGAAAAGTATGAAAAAAAATGAAATTAAGATAATTAAAGCATTAAATAAGTATTTTAAGGACGATAAACCAATATTATGTCCTAACCAGTATCATAGGTTTGACGCTTATAACAATAATTACATTATAGAAATTAAATATAGGAACAAATTGTATAAAGATTTCTTAATAGAGTTTGATAAGTATGCATACAATAGACTATATGCAGAGATTAATAATAAAAAGTTTTTATATGTCGTTGGAGTTCCTGAAGCAGAACATTTAGGAGCGTATAATATATATGTATATAACATAAGTCAACTAGACAAGTCTGGATATAAATACAATTGGCATATGAGAGAAATGCCTAAACAAACAGAGTTTGATAAGAATTGGAATATAGATAAATATGTTGGCTACCTAGAATTGTGGGCAGCAAAAAAAATAGGAGAAGAAATTGGCTAGTAAATCAAAAGCAAAAGGAAATAGATTTGAAAAAGAATGTTGCTCTATCGCAGAAGAGTTTGGGTTTTCTGCAAAGAGAGCCTGGGGAAGCGACGGACGTAGTATCGGTAAGTCGCCGGAGGTTGATATAGTTATTGGATATGAAGAGTGCACTTTTGATGTCCAGTGCAAAGTAAGAAATAAGATAGCACAATATATCATACCTCCAGAAGATTGTGATTTTACTGTACTTAAACAAGATAGAGGAGAAGTTTATGCTTGCCTTAAATACGAAGATTTGTTAAATTTAATAAAGAAATGTGAGGAGAATAAATGCGAACAGTAGCAGGAGATACATACAGACACCCAGATGAATACAAGAAAGACAAAGCTAACTTTGATGCTTTGTATTATTATATGCAACAAACAGACCCGGAGTCTTGCGACGAATGGTTTGATAAAGAAGCAATAGATAAGTTTGTAAATGGACTTTCTAATCCTCACTATAACAATGAGTTGTTTGGAACAAAAAGAAGTGAACAGATTTCTACAACAAGGATACCTACAAGATGTCAGAAGTGTAATAGACCTTGGGCAGTAGAATATATGAGCAATAGCTTTGAAGAAAATTATTTAGACCAAGGTCTCTATGCCAACATACGTATGGAAAAAGGAGACTGTAAAGAATGTAGGGAGGAAGAATGACAAAAGATTTACAAGCACTTGCAATACATAGCCAAGAATCAGAACAAGCTGTATTAGGTTGTATACTAATAGATGAGAATGTATACGACATTGTAAAAGATTTTATACCTGAAAGTGATGTATTTTATAACCTAAGAAACAAACAGATATGGGAAACTATGTCTGAACTTAGGAAAGAAAGAATACCAGTAGACGCAGTTAATGTTTGTTCTAAGGTAAAAGGAGAAGCTTATTACATAACAGGCTTAATAGAGAAAGTACCAACCACTGCTAACGCAGTATCTTATGCAAGACAAATGAACGCAGACTGGTTAAGAAGAAAGTTAGTGCAGCAGTCTCACGAGATTGCAGCTAAGGCTTCTGACAATAAGAATGATATTAATACATTGCTTGTTGATGTACACGATACAGCTAGCTCTTTGATTAATCTTGAGCCTGGACAAAAGTTTGATTTAGATTCTTTATTAGTAGATACAAAAGACTCTTTGTTTAGCCAACGAAACCTGACTACTACAGGCCTAGCATCACTGGATAATATTATATCCGGTATGACTAAGGGAGAAATCACCATATTTGCTGGACGACCTGGTAATGCAAAGACTACTACAGTTGCCAATATCGCTCGCAACCTAGTGTTGTCTGGCAAAAAGGTGGTTATGTTTAACAGAGAAATGCCCAACACAGAAATGATGAAGAAGTTTATTGCTATGGAATCAGAAGGTGTTACGTATCATATGTTAAGACATAACGCAGTAACAAATAAAGATATGATTGAAAAGAGTTTACAAGTTATTAAAGAAAAGTATACTGACAAACTATTTATGTTTGATAACATACGTAATTTAGAGGGAACTTTTAGAGAGATTAGACGTATAAAGCCTGACGTAGTTATTGACGACCATATAGGTCTTATAGAATATCCTGGTAATGATATGAGAGATTTACGATTAAAGATAGGAGATACATCTAGAAGGTACAAATGGTTATGTAAAGCAGAAGAGATGTCAGTAATACTTGTCTCACAACTAAATCGTAATATTGAATATAGAACAGAACGTATTCCTAAACTTAGTGACCTTGCCGAGTCTGGCAATCTAGAACAAGATGCAGAGATTGTAGCATTCACACACTATCCTTGGACTGTAGACTTTGAGAATGCAAGAAACGGTAGGTTTGGATTAGATATTGTTGTAGCTAAAAATAGATATGGCTCAACAGGAAAAGCAACGGTAGGATTTTCTCCAGATACTTGTACGTTATACGATAGTGTTGAGGAAGCAGAAATGAGTATGTCGGAAGCAGGAGTTCCTGGAAGTTTAAATGATATTCCTTTTTAATTACTCTGATTTTTTAAGAATATCTAATATTCCTTCAATATTCTTTTGGTTTTTTAACTTTTGAAAAAGTTTCTTTACATCGTTTATTTGTCTTTTAACATTCTTGTCAGAATATCTAGGATTAAACAAATCTTTCATTGTTGGTGAAGCTAAATTGTCCATAGTTTCACGAAACATACTTCTAAAAGCTTCTCTGTTATGTTTGTTTCTTATCACATTTGCTTTTTCGTCCAACAATAATGTTTGAGTATCTCTCTTTTGAGCTTCTCTTATTCTTTTTAGATTTTCTTTGATTGCTTTACGTTCTTCTTTTGACATCATACTACCAACCATATATTCATCTTCATCAGGAATATCAGAAGCTTTTAATTTCTTTCCTTTCTTTGTAATTCCTGCAGCAAGTCCAAGTCCAGGTACAAGAGCTAATCCAGATAGACCTGCTCTTCCATAGTCTCCTTGTTGAAGAGATATTAAACCACTTATTAAGTCTGCTCCCATTCCGACTGGCTCTAGTGGTCCACTTAAAAAACCTGCAGTATCTAGTATATCTCTAATACTTCTGTTATCAGAGTTTTTAGTTTCAACGTTTTCGTTTATAGATTTATTTCTCATTATGGTACATACACTTTCTCTTTCTGTTCTTTTAACAGTGATTTATAGTATCTTCTTTCCATTATCTTTGGACTGAAATCTGCGTAAGTTATTCTTAAACTAGGGTATCCTCTGTAAGTGTCCTCTCTCAATCCAAAAGCACTAGCAGCAACACCTCTTTCTACATTAGGTTCAGCAAAGACTGTGTTAAAAGCTTGTGCAACTTCAAGGGCTTTATCTAGCTGTCCAGCTTCTATCAGTTCCCTAATATACTCTACAGTTCTTTTCTTGTTGTTTCTAACTCTATCTTTAGTCATAGCTTCTGTCTCAAGAGGTCTTTTTGCAAGTCTACCAGGAATAGTACCAAAGATAGGTAATAGTTCTGCAACGGCTTTTCTAATAGGAACATCTTTCATATTTGGATATAGAGTTAAATTTTCAGAAAACTTATCTGCAGCTCTTTGTATTCTTTTAAAGTCGTCCCATTGAACAGGAGTAAGGAATCTTTCTATTTGTCTACGAGGACCTTCGTCATCTGCCATAACATCTGTAATCATACCAAAAGAACCTACATTTGCAAACCCATTTATATAGTCTTGCCAGTCTGGTTGTTCTAATAATTTTCTTCTATTGTCTCTTCCGTAATATTGTTCTTCTCCTGTTAGTAGCTTAGAATACTGTTCTCTTGCCCACATAACAGCAGGACCTCCAACTAAACCAGCCATACCAAGTTGTAAAATAGGCATAATATTTCCGTCTAATACTTCTCTTTCTACTTCTGCTTTCATATATGTAGCCTGTCTGTATCCAAATCTTTTAAACAGGAATAAAGATTTCATATTAGGGTCATTGAAAAAGAAAGGGTCTCTAGTAAAACTTCTTTGCATCTGAGAATCTAAAGCGAATTTAACCATAGCTCTTTGTATTTGTCTCTTAAGAGCAACATTTTTTAAACTATAGTTTCTATTTATAATATTATCTGCATTAGCAAGAATATCTTTTTCTCTTAGTCCCATTCTTTTTAAACTCTTTAAAGCCCATCTTTTTCTAAGTTCAGGAGCAGCAGTGTCCAATATACCTAGCCCAACTTTTTTACCGGTCAATATTTTAGTAAAGTTTATAACTAATTGTTCCGCAGTAGCCGCAGCTATAACTTGGTTTACTTCATTAATTTTTGTAAATCCACTATACTTAGCACCTGCTTGAGTCATCTTAGCTATACCTCTTCTAAGAGATTCTGTTTTATTAGTTCTTATTAAATCTGTAGCGTCTCTTATAAAATCAATTCCATTTCTAAAGGCTTGTCTTCTATCATTACCAAATAACAAGTCTCTTATAATTTCTTGAGTTGGATTTTCTCCATACTTTTGTAAAACAGAAGCTCCTTGTTGAAGGTAAGGGTCTGCTACCATAAGTTCTTCAAAAGCTGTACGAACAGTAGCTCCTGTTTCTCTAATATAATCCCTAATACCCATTCTGTTCTTGCCTTTTCCTACTGTAACATTTCTAGCTAAGTCAAACATACTTTTACTAGCAGCCATAGGACTTATTATCATAGATGATATCATAGTCTGAGTAATGTTAACAATAGGAGCAAAACCAGATGCAATCTTAGTTAACATCTCTAAATTATTTACTGACTGTAAAAATTTAGAAAGAGTTAGATTTTTATCAAAATTAATATCTCCAGTAAAAATATCTACTGCCATTTCAACAGCTTGTTTTTCAGTCTTTGCAGCATATCCTGGTATAAAAGAGAAAGGAATTGCCTGGTCTCCTATTTGATTTTTAAGATTATCTAACAATTTATAATTAGGAGTAAAAGCTCTAGCCATTTCTATTCTTTTTGTACTACCAGCTGTATAATCCTGGAATAAATTAATTATATTCTTTTCATATAACTCACTTCTTTCTAAAGCTATCCTTGTAAACTCTCCAGTTTTTACACCAGTATTACCTAGTTTTCTAGACTTTTCTAAAGGAGCAAACTGTTTCTTTGTTAAACTTTCTAATCCCATAGCCATAGTTGCATAAGCGTCATAAGCGTCTGGCTTTGTTCCGTCTGCTCTAGTCTCCATAAGTTTATTAAACATAGACTTAAAGTCATCTCCTTTTGCATTACCTTTTCTTTTTAGTTTTTTGTCAAAAGTTTTGACCAACTCTTCAATAGCTTCATTTAATTCTTTTCTAGTTTCTTTTCCGTAGTTACCATCTAATCTCAAATCTCCTGCTATTTTTTGAATCTTATCTTCTATTTGTCTTGTGCCGTCAAATAACACATCAAGAACTTCTTTTTTAAACATAAATGGAACATATGATTCAACGTAATCTGCAACATTAATACCTACATCTTTAGCATCTTTAAATATTTCGTCTGTGTATTCTTTCATTCTAGGAAGAAATTCTATTTTGAGTTTTAATTTATCTTTTTCCGCTTTAGATAAATTTGGGTTGTTTAACTCTTTTTTAAAGTCATTAATTACAGTTTGTCTTCCTTTGGTATTTTTATTTAATCTATCTAATTGATTAATTTTATTTAAATCGTCCCAAGCTTCTCCACCTGTCAAATATTTTTTCCACCAAGACGCAGTAGCTTTTCCAACAATAGATACGTCTCCCATACCTACTATCTCATCAAGCTTTGCGTATCTTCCAGCAGTTTTATTTTGAGCTCCAACACTTACTTCGTCTAACATTCTTAAAGCCATTTTAGCGTGCTTGCTATCTAGCTGAGAATATGCTGGTTTGAAAAAAGTAAGAGCTCTTGAGAAAAATCCTTTTTCACTATTTAATAAACCGGCGGGATTGAACAGTCTTGTTACATTATAAACCTTAGAATTTTTGTTTACAAACTCTCTAATATATTTAGCGTCATCTATATATCTAGCAAGAACAGCTTTGGTAGAGTCGTTCATATCTTTCAAAGTAACTTCTTTACCGTCTCTTACCATTTTAGCTATCTTTTTAAACTGAGCTTCGTTTGTTCCTTTAACTTTTAAGCCTGCAAGATATGCAACAGCGTTATCCCAATCACTTTTATTATACCCTTTTGTTCCTTTTTTAGCATTACTTTCTAGAACTTCAATAACTTTATCATTTCTAACTTTGTCAAACTTTGTTATATCTCCCTTTCTTTTACCTATAATGCTACCATAATCTTTTTTATACTCATTAGGTCTTTCAACATAATAGTCAAAAAACTTTTTAGTATTTCTTGCGTCTAATTCTAAAGTTCCAGCTTGTTTACCGTCTCCCTTACCAACCTTGACTTTCATAGTAATGTTGCCTTTAGCATCTTGAGCTATACTATCTTGAATAACAGCTACTCTTCTACTACCTATTGCTTCTTTAGGAGCTTTTTGCTTAGAGTCTTTTAAACTTTCTTTAACTGCTAAATTTGTTCCTTTAATTACTGGTCCGACAGCTCCTCTTGCAGTAGGATTTAATAAGTCGTAATTTATTGTACCACCATATCTTTCTGCCTTAGCAGCTAGTTCAGTAAGTTCTTTAGTTTCAAAGTCAGCAAATTCAAACTTTAATTTTTCATTAATCTTTCCCTTTCCATACGATAGAGTTCTTCCTGGTATTGATATAGCTCCAGCTAAAGCAAGTCCAGTAATAATGTCCGCACCTTCAGGAGCTCTTCCTTCATATACAGGTCCTTGAAGTGCAGCGAAAGTCATTGATTCATAGAATAGACCAGCACCCTTTTTCTTTCCGGTAACAGTTTCCAATAATTCTAATCCTCCTTTTCTAATTGTGCTACCCTTTTTTTCTAATTTTGATATGCCAGCAGAAGGAAGCGCTCTCAACGCTCTAGCTGTACCTCCAGTTAGTCCCATTGCTCCGCCTCTTGCATAATCTTTTAGTTTAGAATTACGCATAACTTCGTTCAAAGCAAATGCTTTTAGTGCAAAGTTATCTCTATTAGTCCAGGTTCCTCCCAAGAATCCTCCATTTTTATCAAACTCTCTACCAGTCATAAGTTCAATAGTATTACCAGATTTCATCATCTCATCTCTTGTTCTGGTTGCTGCCTTATATAATCCGTCGTGTGTACCAAGAATTGCCATTTGAGGTAGACCTTGTTCTACAACATCGTCTACAATAGTTCTTGCTGTTTTGTAAGATATGTTTGTTCCTCTCGCTAATTGTGCAGCAACTCTTCTCTCTACTAATCCTTTTGATGCTTGTTTACCAGCAATTTTAGTTAACGCAACTCTACCTGCAATACTAGCAGTTCCTCCACTTGTAGCCATTAAAGCCAAGTCTTCTTTAGAAGCAAAGAATGCAGCTATTGTTGCAACAAAATCTTCTACTTGATTAGGTGGAGCATTTTTTAAATCATAGTATTTTCTACCAGTCATCATCTCGTGCATCATACCACCTAGTGATTGATTGTATGCTTTTTTATACCATACAGGCACAGAGTCCCAGAATCTTTCTCTATCTGCATCTCTTTCTTCCTTAGTCATATCATTGTAAGGCTTGTAGCTTCCAACGTTTTCTGACTGACCTCTAGGTTGTAACTGTAATTTAGGTTTATCAGTTTGATTTAGAGACGTTTGTCTCGGTCTTAGTGTCAATGTTGTTTGTGGCATTATTATTTTTTGTTAGCTTCTCTATATAACTGTTGTATTTCTTCAAAAGTTACTGGAGATTCTGGGTATTTCTTATTGTACTCGTCTATTTGAGCTTGTATGTTAGCCTCAGCTTTTATTCTTGTTGCGTTTCCAGGAACATTACCGTAGACTTCTATACTTCTAAATCTATTTGCATTGTAATTTGTCAGACCGCCACTATATAAAGCTTTCTTATCTGCTTCTTTCTTTTTGTTTCTAGCTTCAGTCTTTGCTTTTTGTTCATCAGTTACAACTACTGTTTTTATCTCAGGTTTAGCTTCAAACTCGTCTGATATTTGAATCATAACTTTTTCTGGAATACCAAATTTAATTGCTTCTTTCCTTAAAGCTTCTCCTTCTAACTGTTTTCCGTCTTTTGCTTTTATAACACTTAAAGCATATACAATATTTCTTGAATGTTCTACAGCTGAGTCTATAGGAATATTAGAAAGATGTGTAGTTCTTTCTTCTACTTTGTCTAGAGTTTCATACCATTCTCCTAAGTAAAGTTTTGAAGAGTCTTCAGCTAGTTTACCTGGGTTATAATTATCAAAATAGTATGCATTAACTTCTTCGCTTGTCGGAGCTTGGCCATAAAGAGGATTACCTATATTGCTTCTTTCAGCAACTATAGCTTCAGTAATTTCTTTTCTAAGTTCTGTAGGAACTGCACTGTAGTCAACAGTTATCTTAGAATCTTTGGTAGCCTTTTGAAGTGTATCAATAGTTGACTGTGCATACTCTGGTCTTTTATAAAAATCAAATCTTGTGTCATCAATTGTTTCCCAATCGCCAACAAAACCTTCAAACTCTGTTTTGTTAGTGTCGCTTAAAGTATTTTTAATATTAGCAACAGCAAAATAAGCTTTACTAATCTCTGCTTCAGTAGAGCTTTGATTTGTAGAAGGGTCTAAATGAATCTTATGCTCATCGTATGAAGCATCTGATGAAATAGTTGCTCGTATTTGTTGTGTTATAGCTCCAGTCTCTCCTATTCCAAAGTCTGATGGCTTTCTTCCTGATTTAAGTAGATATTCACCAGCTCTGTCATACAAAATTGCTTTCTTCTCAGGGTCATCTATAAGTTCTGCTTGTTCTAAAATTGTGCTAGCATTATTAAAAGCCTCTGTTTGAAGTTTTTCTGTCCTAGCTCGTCTTGCTTCTTCTTTATCAAAATTAAATTTATCTCTAGCTAAAGTATTTTCAATTGTTCGTTGAGCTAAAGCATCATCTCTTACTTGCTGTCTTTCATTTGCAGCTTCTTTATCTGAAATAATTCTAGGTAAAGTTTCGTTTAATAATCTGTCTACGGCTGTTTGTCCAGGCGTAGTTGGGTATAAAGGATTTCTTGCCATTATACTGTCTCCTCTTCGCTGCTTTGATATTGGTTATATATAGCATTTGCTAATTCTGCCAATTGGTTTTCATCTAAATTACTATGAGCATTTTGAACAAAGGCTGCAAAAGCTGCAGATGAATTAGTTAAGTCTCCAAACCTTCCTTGATATCCAGATAATTGAGACGCTGTCATAGAAGCTCCTCTAGGTTGTGCTGCATATCCTGTATTATAATCTTCAGACTGTTGTTTATTTGCTCCAGATTGTAATAAGTTTAATGCTATATTAGATTGATTAGATATAAAGTCCATTAAAGAACCTTCTAATATTCCTATTTGCTGACCTATTCTTTCTTGGACTCCAGCATATCTTTGTTGTGTTTCTTGTCCTAAGTTTTCTAAATTTTGTCCTTGTCCTTCTCTTGTAAGTCTTCTTCTTTCTGCTTGTCTACCTCCAACAAGACCAGATGTACTTTCTTTTCCAGTCATACCTAGTAATGTATCTTGTAAGTCTGCTTGCATTCCTTGAGTTCTTGAACGAAAACGTTGTCCAACATCAGACAATAATCTAGATTGTTGGTCTTGTAAGGCTGCCATAGATTGTTCATAACCGCCTACATCAAAAGTTCCAAAGTATTCAGAATATTCTGAACCATAACCAAATTGTTCAGCTGGGTTAAATAAGTTAAATCCTGATTGTCCCGATGCAGATAAAACATCTTCTACACCAGAAAACTGAGATTGAAATCCACCTCCATAAGTAGTTGCTCCATAACTAGGAGAGCTTCCACCTCCAGTGTTTCCACCTCCACCAGTACCACCTGGATTGGTATTGTCTCCACCGCCAGTTCCTCCAACAGTTCCTCCGCCTCCAGGCTTAATAACGTCTGGGTCATTAAATCCAAAATTAGATGAAGTAAATCCTCCTTGATTACCAAACATCTTAGGATTGTTTTGCACAAAACTGCCTTGCATTTGTTTTAATAAATCGTCGTACATTGACATAATTACAATCCTTTCCTTTGTGTGTTATAACTTCTCATAAATCCTTTATTTGTACCGCCAAACAAACCACCTTTCGCTCTATCAAATGGGTCGTTAATATAATCTGTTAGTGTAAATCCATCTTTACCACCTACTTGATACTCATAAGTTTGACCTAGAGTTCTAGGTTTAGCAGATTCGGTTTCATCTCCTCCAAAGAATCCTCTTATATCATCTCCAAAAGCATTTTGAAAACCGTATATATTATATGCATCGGTTAATGCATTAGTCTGATTTAATAAACTTTGTCCTTCTACAGCATCTGCTAAAAATCTGTTTGTAGATGCTATGTCTGCACTAAATTCTTTTCTTGCTGGATTATGAAACTTACCGCCAGGAAGACTGGTACTAATAGTTCCAGCATAAGGTTTAACAGAACTTCTTCCTAAAGACGAAGCCAGTCCACCAATTAATGCTCCGCCTACAGCTCCTAGTCCAGGTACAAAAGATAAACCAGTTCCAAGAAGACTTCCAAGCAATCCTCTTCTGCTTCTTTTTCTTTCTTTTTTAGCCATTGCTCTTTGAGCTGCTTCTACGTCATCTCTATATTTTGACCTTGCCTCTCTTAGCTGTTGACCTTCTGTTTCTACATCTATACCTAAAGCACTTCTACCTAAGTCAGATTGTAGTTTTTGTTGAGCTTTTAATCTTCCGATTAGCTGTGCAAAACTTGCCATTATAATTTTCCTTCCGTTAAATGTAAAAAATGTTCTACACTACCAGCACCTTCTGCTGTGTTGTAGTGTTCTTTCCAATACTTTGCTAGTCCTTCTTTACTATTCTCAATAGGTTCTGGTACACGCCAGTACTTAATCCTACAATGCAAGATACCAGCAGCAATATTAGTGCGAAGAATCCAGTCCCAATTATCAAGTTGAGGGTCAATAAAGTGATAAGGGTCAATACCAAGAATATCTGAAGCAGCTTGCATAAGTTCAGGACGAGCTGATATAAAATTTTTACAGTTGTCCACAGCTGTCTCTGGCTCAACTTGCCAAAAGCTTTTTGCCGGACCTGGGCCAATTTGTTCAATGTATTCGTACTTACTTTCCACAAGTCCAGTTGCGTAGACAATATCCAAAGCTTCTTTCTTCGCATACTTATCTCCTAATTGAATGCAAACGTCCTTAATTAGTGATTTTATTTGAGTATCTTTAACGCTCACACTGTCTCCTATTAAATTTAACGTTATAAACACAAACAAGATGTGTATAATCTTCATCAGTACAAGGTACTAAAAATTTGTTATTTATGTCAAGGTTTATCATTTCAGTATTAAACTTTCGCCGTCTGGGGCAACTTCAAACTCTCCTGTTAGTACGCTTGAATCTCCAGCAGCAGGTACAGAACCATAGAAAGATTTACCAGTAGCTACTCTAACACCATCTTTAAATACCTTTATAGCATCTTTAGCTGGTTTTTTTACATCAGAGTTCTTAGCAAATGTTTTTAATTCTTTTTGTTCTGCTGGTCCTTTTTGTTGAACAAACTCTAGTTCAAACATTTTACCAAATTCTTTTCTAATAACTTTAAGTCTACCATTATGATATTGTATAACTTCTTCTCCATTCTTCATTTCGCTTTTACCAACAGCTCCACGTTTTATTTGTTTATTAGTACCTGCTATTCTTCTACCTTTAGTTAATGACATTATCTTTGTCCTTTCGCTCTTAATATAACTGATAAATCTTGCAGTTCAAATGTAGCACTTACAGCTCCAGAAGCTTGTATTTGTAATGATTTACCACCTCTGTTTGCAGTTGCTATTGTAAATTCTTCTGTTCCCATACTAGTCGCATTTAATGCATTAGCATTTGTGTCATCTAAAAATATGTCAGAAGGAGCAGCTCCATCTAATCCAGCAGATATTACAGCCGCGTTTCCATCTTCATATGTAGCATATATAGAATAAAATCTTTTATCTACAGAAGGTAATTCAAAATCTATTTCTTTCGTTTTTATATCTATAGTCTGTGCTGCAGGTGTAGGGTCATATCTTTTAAACGTACCACTATCTGCTAAGCAAACTAATTCTTCTCCATATACTACAAAGTTACTTACCTTGTCTCCTTCTAAAACACTAGTGCTATTTATATTTACAATAGAATTTGTTTGTATATCATACAAATATCCTACAGGACTTGTATCGTTAGTATCTCCAATAACTAAAATTTGATTCTTTTTAGGAACATACCCTACAATTGCTGTTGTAGGTTCTATATTTGTTTGCCAAGTTGCGTCATCTATAGTACTAGATAGTTTTTGTATACCTTCTGAGTAGCTAAACATTCCGTGTTCATTCACCCATACTAATCCTAAATCTGATTTACATACTGCTCCAGGAGATTGTACTCCTCTATTTTCTAATTCTGCTTCTACATACCAACCAGCATCAGAACCTGAAGCTATGTTAATAACAAATAGTTTATCTTTTTTATAAACAAATAATTTATCTTTAAACTCTGCTAGTTTAACAATCTCATCTCCGTCGTTTGTTCCTATATCTAAATAAAAACTTTGTGGAAACAAATCATACTTTCTTACAGGAGTATATTGTATTCTATCTCCCATAACTTTTGTTCTACCTTCAGAATCTACGTAGTCTATATTTCCAACAAAAGCTCTTTGGTTAGCTACAACCGCAGTTTTGTAACCATAAGCCGAGTTACCATTAAATGATATTTCTTTTTCATCAGAAGAATATCCGTTAATAGTAGCATAAGTATCAAGCCCTGGTTGTTTAATAGCATAAGCCCTAGTATCTGAGTTTACATTTTTAGAATCGTTAGTAACATTATAACCACTCTTATCTTCAAAAGAGTCAAAGTCATCTGCTAAAGATATTCTAGAACCTTGTTCAAAATCTATATCTAACAACATAGTAAATTCATCGTCAGGATTATTAATATCTCTTAAGTATATTCTCATTCCTTGTATTTCAGCTAGCTTAACATCTCCGTCTCCTATAGAAACACTGATGTTTGGAAACTGTCCATCTGTTAATGTAATAGTTCCATCTGCTGATATATTTGTTAATCCTGTAGATATCTTAGATTCTTGATTACCATAGTATACATAGCTAGCACCAAAAGTATAAGTACTTGCAGGCCACAGTCCATCTGTTCCACTAGGTAATGTTTGTACTAAAAAGTCAGAACTAGGGTTTTCTCCTTCTTCTGCTCCACTAGCTGCAGCAACACAATCTTTAGCGTCACTATCTTCAAAGTCCGCATTTACAGGTCCAGCAAATCCATCATCAATTAAATCCATTCTTTCTGTAAGAGCTGCATATCCATCTGCACTTCTTACCAATCTTTGTAAAGCTATAGTTTCAGAAGCATTGCCTAGTACAGAATCTGCTATCCTTAATCCACCGTCTGCATAATAAAACACTGGCTTACAAGTAGAAACACTACCTAAGTCAGCACTATGCCAAGCAGCTAAAGCATTTGATGTTGGTCCTACATATACTTCTGCATCTCCATTTACATAAACTAAATGTTCTCCAGTAGTTGTAGTTCCACTAGCTTCTGGTGGACCATCTACATTTATTTTAAATAGACCATATCCTGGTTGATGATTATCTACATTGCTAGTTATAGACGTTGATAAGTTCTTAAACTCTCCAAGAGTTCTTACTCTACCAACAGAACTTACGTCTACATTAACAGCTTCTGCAAGAAAGTTTGCGCCAATATCTCTCGCCGCGTCTCTGTTGTTTAGCCCGCCTTCAAATCTATTTATTGGTACTGAGACTTTAGGCACTACGTTTTACCTTTTCAAAACTACGCATTCCTCCAAGACCTAAGAGTCCCATTAAAACTGTAGTCAAAGTTGTCATATCAAACTCAGGTAATACCACATTATATCCAGCAACTCCTAAAATAAATGCTAACATTGGTTGTAATACAAAATGATAACATAATGCAAAAGCGCAAACCCAGCCAACGAAAGGTCTCCAACCGCTTTTAAACAAACTACTAGAACCTGCTTCTATCTTATTAACTTCTATTTGAGCTTTATTAATCTCCATAATTAACTGTGCTTTTTCTTCTTTGTCTAACGTAAACTTATCTACGTGTCCAGCAACTTTGTCAATTATATTTCCTACTACACTTAACTTAGGCATATTCCGCACCCACATTCACAATTCATATTATCTCACTCTTCCTCTTTTTGCATCTGGTAAAAGACCAGGTCTTAACATATCTCTACCTTGTCTTCTTGTGAAGAATGGCTCAAAGTCATCTTCATATACACCAGGGTTAAACTCTCTAAGAAAGTCTCCAATAGTTTGACCTTCTCCTAAATTAATTTTTTCCATACCTCTTGCAAGTCCTGGCAATTCGTCTGAACCTGCTCCTAATTCAAGACCAAGTAACGACGCAAGAACTTCGCTAGTGCTTTGTCTCATAAGCTCATTATAGGTAGACCTTTCATCTTTAGGATTTGCAGTTCTAGTTTGTTTAGAAAAATAAGTAGTATCTTGTTCAGGGCTTACAAATGCATATATTGCGTCCATTATATCTTCTTGTTTTCTACCTTTACCTTCAGATGACATTCTAGTACTAATAGGTTGTTGCCCTATAAGTTCTCCTATATATTGATTCATAAACTCTTCTTCTGTCGGGAGATTAAATCTTTCACTTCCCTTATTTCTATCTGAAATAAGATGTCCAAAGATTCCTCTTCCTGACAAGTCAGCAGATAATTTAGTTCCTTTATCTGTTTGTTCTCTTGTTAACATATCTGCCTCAGCACTTTTGTCTCCAAAATATTCTAAGATTTGTGAACCAAAAATATCTCTTAATGTTTTTTTATTTTTGTTATCCATTTTATCTACACTTCCACCTTCTTCTTGCCTGCCTTATTCTAGAATTAGGATTGTTTCTAGTTTTAGCAGAGCTTCGTTTTAATTGTCCTAAAGACCTAGCGCAATAAGACTTTCTTCTTTTAGCCGCCTTGCTACCTTTCTTTACTTTACCAGTAACAGCAGTCTTAAGTTTACTACCAGGGTTAGCTCTTCTATAAGCTTTAACGCCTTTCTTTGTCATTCCAGCACCTTTTTTAGTAGGTCTGTAATTAGCGTTCTTACCCTTAGTTGTTCTTCTTATTGCTTTTGCTCTTTTTCTCGCCATTTTCTTCCTTAAAAATATTTTTATTTACACCTTTATGTCTAAATATCTTTTCCCAACGTTCTTCCCATTGTTTCATAGGTATGCCCTGTCTAGGCTTATCGCCTTTACCTGCTCCGTTTGGTCCGTTAAACATTAGTATATTAACCAATTGAATCCAACTTTGGACTCATAACTTTGTACGTCATACATATTTAAGTATCTACCTTCTAGGAATACTCCAAACTTATTAGTAAGTTTCCAACCATATACTAAACCTAAATCATAATCCATACCATTTTCTGCTACTTCATAATTAAATGAATAGTCAGACATACCTTTAGTTACTGGATATGCAGTTGCCCAGAAGTGAAACCAGTTCTTAGGAGTATACTTATAATAATCTGCGCCTACACTTAGAGACAATTCGTTTTGATATCCTAAGTCTTTTGCATATTCTTCATTGTATTCTCTTACAATCTGACCGTATATTTGTTTATAAAATTGGTCATCTGAGTTTGCTACTAAGTTACCTTCAGCGTCCCACCATAGATAGTCAAAGTATTGATAGCCAAACTGAGTTGTTTGTTCTGTCCACTCATCAGTATAACCATAAAAATATGCAAACTCCCAGAAAGGTACAAACTCTCCAGTGTCAATTCCTTGTTCGTCCCACCATAAATCAATAGGTCTAAAGTCTAAATATGCAGGGTGGCTTCTACCTGCAACTCCTAATGATAAAGCTAAGTCGCCAAAGTTTTTCTTAAATCTCATATCTAAAGCTGCAAACTCTACATCTTCTAATCCTCTTGAATCATAGTTTAGTTTTATAAGAAACTTATCTCCTAAATAACGAAGCATATATTGTTCGTTAACAAACTCTTCTCCAAACTCTTTGTGGTCTGAATACTCTATTACGTATTCCCAACCAGTAATATTACCAATAGCAACACTTTCATTAATCGGTGCTTCTTTACCAGTATACCAAACCTCTGGTTTATTTTCGTAGCCAAATCGTGCTAACTTTCTAATACCAAATGTCATAATACTGTGGTCTTCTAATTCTTCTTGCAACTCTTGTAGTTGTCCACCAGATACCTGGTATTGTAATTCTTTTGTTACTGGACTACTAAAACTATAAGCACCATATATTGTACTAAACTTAAAAAAGTCTTGTGCAGATATAGTTGTAAGTAATAACAAGCAACCTAATATTTGTTTATAAAACAAACTTAAATAGTACATCATTGGAATCTCCTTAACATTATTTTATCTATTTCTTTGTTAATTTCTCTTTTAATTTTATCTTCATCTAAATCAAAAGATAAACCAGCTTCAAATCTTTTTATTTCTTTTCCATATTCAAACATAATAATAGTTGGAACAGATTTAATATTCCATTCATTAGCTAATACTGCTCCATATTGTTTGTCATCTATACTTGCATTAAACCATTTACAATTTTTTAGTTTACCTAACTCTATGGAAGCTTTTATATTCCAATCTGCGTTAACTTGAACTATAACACATTCATCTTGACTAAGCAATTGTATTTGCTGTAAATCTTTTAATTTACCCTGCGAGTATAAGGGTGATTGCCATAACAATAATCCAAGCAACCATACCATACCATAGTAATAATTCATCTCTATACCTCATTTTTGCATCATCATACGTTCAATATTCTTAACATCTTCACGCATTTCTTTTTGTTGTTCTTTAATTTCTGTTACATCTTTTTCTGTTTCTAAGATTGTATTTCTAATCATTTGGTCTTTTAAGTCATATTCTGTTCTACCAATTGGTGGTTCGGGCAACTCTTTTGCTTCTTTAATATCAGCTTGCAAAGTAAACCACATACCAACAACCATAAATATAGTAACAGCTAAGGATATTAATGTCTCTAAACTAAATGTAAATTTACTATCTTTACTTACTTCTGTTGCCACTTTATTCTCCTATTTCTGAATGTACTAATACGCCGCCTGCGTAAAAGTTGTTGTTCTTTGTTAATATTGTATAAGTTTCTGTTTCATCTGGACTTAATAGATATTTTTCAACTTTTCTTATATTGTCCATAAATCTTATTTCATCGCCTTTTTTTATTTCTTCGGCATCTAAATCATATAATTCTTTTGCTTTTACTGGGTCAACACAAACCATATTTCCATCTGCTTTATATATAGGGTGGTCTTTAGTAATTGCCAATCCTTTGCTATATGTAGATATTTTTTTTCCGTCTTCTGTATGCGTATAAATAACATCTTCCATATCTTCAAATCTATAAATAACTAAATCATTATGTCTTGGTTTTTCTATTTTAAGTATTTCTACCTCTTCAACAGAATTAGTTTCAAAGTTGTAAGACATAATCATATCTCCAACTTTTAATTCACTTATATGTTTATAGTAATCTTTACAATTTACTGGTACCCACTCTGCAACACAAAATCCACCAAAACTTGTAACATTGGTAAATACAGTCATATCAGCATTAGTAACACTATTAACTGTCCAAGTTATTGTTCTATTAACAGTTTCTGTGTGAACTGAGTGTGGCTGGAAAGCAAATCTTGCGTTAATAGTATCATTTGATGAACTCATACTTACACTACCTATAGCAGAATTATTTACTATAGTTTCATACCCACTACCACTATTACTTGTACCACCACCAAAACCACTGCTTGCAGTTCCAGGGTCTCCTGTGCTTGATATAGCAACTAAACAACTTCCTCTTACTGTTCCTGAGGTTGTATTTGAATCTATTCCTACAGTACCAGTTGGGTCTGTCATATCGTTTGTACTTATTGCGTGTGTTGAAATGCCGTCTCCTGGCTCTAATCCAATAAATCTAATTGTTGTATCACTCCAAGTACCAAATGATGTAGCACCAGCAGCATCGTGGTCATAACTATAAAACTCAGACATAGCGTGTGGTGCATTGCCGTCTGGTCTATCATCTGAATCATTATTAGTGTTAATAGTAGCAACAGTTCCATCGCTTGCTTCTTTAAGTGAAATTTGTCCTGAAGCTCCAAGCTCAGTTCTAATCTCACTCATATTTATTTCACCTGATGCAGTCAAGCTCATTTTTTAAGTTCCTCTATTTCAGCTTTTAATTCTTTAATTGATTCTACTAATACTGGAACAAGCTTTGCATAGTCTACAACTAAGTGAGCTTCTTCATCGTTTAATCCATCTACTTCTTTTACAAGTTCTGGAACAACTTCTTGAACCTCTTGTGCAATAAATCCAATATCGTGTTTACCATCTAATTTTTCTTTCCAATCAAACTCTACACCACGAAGTTTTAATACGTCTTCTAAGCCATATCTAACATCTTTAATATTCTTTTTAAGTTTTTTATCTGATGATATACTACTAGAGTATGCAATAATATCTGCGTTTGCGTGGAATGTTCCACCATCTGCCATCATAAAATCTTCAACATTATCTATCTTAAATTGAATCTCACCAGCAGTTCCAAAGTCAATATACTCATCATCAACATCTCCTACTTTACCAGAAGCTGTATTGAATCCAGCAGCAGTTATGGTTCCACTCGTAGTATCATTAGCATCGTTCTTTAAGAACGCATCATCTACATTAAAAGTAGTACCTGATAAAGAAATGTTTGTACCAGCACTATAAGTAGTATTGGTATTTGTATCAGTAGCATTAACATTTGTACCAGATATCGCTAAGTTACTATTAGGTGTCGCAAAAACAACTGCTCCAGCTGAGTCGTCCCAGATAAGAAGTCTGTCTGCACCAGGGTCACTTAAACTTTCAATACCTAAATGTGATAATGCAACATCATTAGAATTAACTGCAATACCAGTTCCTGCTCCTACGTGTACTGTTTTACTAAAAGCTCCACTACTAGCAGTACCACCACCTGTTAAACCGTCTCCTGCAGTTACAGTAACTGCTGTGATATCTCCAGTATTAGTCGTATATCCATAACCTAAAATTTTATCTTCTACCGCAGCAGAAGTCATAATGTGAGAATCATTGTTAGTAAATTCACCTGAATCATCAATACCAGAAATAGTATTACCGTCAAGAACAATACCTCCAAGAGTTACATCTCCAAATTGTACATCAGAACTTGTAGTTAATGCTTGGTTTATTCCTTTAACAGCTGATAGATTAGTACACTCACTGTCCATTAATGCACCTGCTGAAGTAACATTAGAAGTATCAGTTACGTCTGCACTTGCTTCTATTCCGTCTAACTTACTATGGTCAGAATCTGTAAAGTTGTTATCAGTTTGAGATGAAACTGTAAATGTTAAATCAAATGGGTCTCCATCACTACCATTAGATGTGTCAGTCCAATTTATATCTATACCGCCACCTTCTACAAACTTAACTTCTTTTCCGTGTGCAATAGTAACTTCTGTACCATCTCCATCTTCTAATTGAAATGTAGTAAGCTGGTTAGTATTTGTGTCACTGTTTGTAACAGTCTCAGTAGCAGTTGCAATACCTGTAACGTGTCCGTTACTGTCTACAGAAATATCCTGTATGTATGTTCTACCACTATTGTCACTTGAACTAGCAGCTGATATATTAGGGTGAGCTGTTAAGAAACCAGAACTACTATTGTCATAATTAGATAAATCATCATCAACAGTAAAAGTTAAATCATATGGGTCTCCGTCTGAACCAGTAGAAGTATCTGTCCAATTGATGTCTATTCTTCCACCTTCTACGAATTTTACTTCCTTAGCGTGTGCTACAGTTACTTCTGTTCCGTCACCATCTTCAAGTTGGAATGTAGTAAGTTGATTAGTATTGTCATTAGCAGTCATATCGTCTACAGCCAAGTCTATCGTTCCATCTCCGTCTTGGTATGTAGCTGAGATTCTAGTCTCAGTATTACTTGAGAACATAGCACCAACAATGTCTTGGACATTTTCTGTTGATAATTGTGTATCAGTATCTAAATCATCAACAACTAAATCTATTGTACCGTCTGAGTCTTGATAGGTAGCAGTAATTCTAGTTTCTGTATTAGAAGAGAACATAGCTCCTACTGTATCTTGAATCACCTCAGATAAGTCTATATTACCTGTTCCGTCAAAAGAAACACCGTGAATATTTCTTGCAGTTTCTAAAGCTGTAGCAGTAGCTGCATTACCAGTCGTATCTTGATTAAGTGTACCTACTGTAAAGTCTAAAGTACCATCGCCATCTTGATAAGCTACTGTAATACCTGACTCAGTATTTGAAGATACCATAGCGCCTACAGTGTCTTCTATAACTTCTGTTAAATCAATATTTCCTGTACCATCAAAGCTAACACCGTGGATATTTCTAGCTGTTGCTAATGCGGTTGCAGTATCTGCATTTCCAGTAACATCTCCTGTTAAAGGACCTGCAAATGCATCAGAAGTTACTGTTCCGTCAAAGAAAGCATCTTTAAATTCTACTGAAGATGAACCTAAATCAAGTATATTATCAGCACCTGGTGTTAAAGCACCATCTGTAAGAATTAATTGTTTTTCATTACCAGCATAAAAGTTAATTGTATCTGCTGTTTCAAAATCAATCTTTGTTTGGTCATCTTCTCCAATTTTAATATCAGTAGCTAGTAATGATGTAATAGTTGTTTGTGCTGCTGAAACTGCCGCAGTTATAGTTGTACCACTATTTGTTATACCTATTCCATCTCCACCTAACAATGAAAAGTCAGCGCTACCACCAGTGTCAGAAGCTTTACTTCCAGAACCAGAATCTGTCTGGAAAGTTACCGCTGTAATATCTCCTGAGCCTGAAGCAGCAACTTGAGCATCAATATAAGCCTTAACTGATTGTTGAGTTACTAGATGTGAAGCTGAATCACTTGATAAATCATCTTCATCTAAAACAGGAACAACTAAGTCTACTGTCCCATCAGCATCTTGATAAGTGGCTGTAATAAATGTTTCAGTATTTCCTGTAAACATTCCTCCAGCTGTATCTTGTACTACTTCAGATAAATCTATATTAGCAGTACCATCAAAAGATACACCGTGTATTGTTCTAGCTGTTTCAAGAGCTGTGGCTGTAGCAGCATTACCTGTAGTATCTTGGTTAAGAGTAGCAACTACAAAATCTAAAGTGCCATCTCCATCTTCATAGCTTACGGTAATACCTGTTTCTGTGTTACTAGAAACCATTGCACCGACAATATCTTGAACCTGTTCAGAAGAAAGTTGCGTATTGGTATCAGCCGTCATATCGTCTACTACTAAGTCAATAGTGCCGTCTCCATCTTGATAACTTGCGCTAATACGAGTTTCTGTGTTGCTTGTGAACATAGCCCCTACTATATCTTGGACTTGTTCAGTAGTTAATGTAGCTTCAATTTTAGCATCTAACTGTGTTTGAATACTAGAAGTTACTCCATCTACATAATTTAATTCTGTTGCAGTAGCAGTCACTCCATCTAAAATATTAAGTTCTTCTGGAGTAGATGTAATTTGTGTTGTAGAAGCTGATGCTAATACTGGTATAGTACCTGATACATTTGGTAAATTAATTGTTCTGTCACCAGTAGGGTCTATAATAGATAGTGTTGTTTCGTTTGAATCTGCAGTTGCTCCTTCAAATATAATAGCATTTGATGCTTCCATTGTTACTGTATCTACAGTTGTTGTAGTACCAGCAACAGAAAGATTAGGAACTAATAATGTTCCTGAACTTGGATTATATCTTAATGCACCAGTGTCATCTAATAAAGCATTTGACTCATCGTGAAATACAACAGGAAAGTTTGTGTTTGCTGTACTATCTGATACTGTTACTGTAGCTGCTAATGTAGCATTTGCTGCAGTACCACTTGTATTCTGATTACCCGAACTATTTACACCAGGTAAATCAATATTAGCAGAACCATCAAAACTTACTCCACCAATATTTCTTGCTGTTGTAAGAGTTGCTGCAGAACCTGTTGTGTCTTGGTTTAAAGTTCCCACAACAAAGTCTATGGTCCCGTCTCCATCTTGATATGTAACAGTAATACCTGTTTCAGTATTACCAGTAAGCATTCCACCTACGATATCTTGTATTTCTTCATTTGTTTGGTCTGCTGTCGCATTACTTTCTACCGA